ACCCAACTCTGAACTTATCGATATCATTTGAGCATAATCCGCATCAACAAAAAGTTTACTTCTTTGATTAAAATACGAAAGAATGTTTCCACCACCAGCACCTAACAATTGAGCTAAAAAACTTGTATTTGCCAATCGACTAATGATAAGTAGATTTAATATTTCCGAAACATCGGTAAAAGTCGTTGACCCCATTTTCTTAACAACATACCCATCATAATCATCTGACATAACAATCTCTTGGAGAAATTGACTTCTAGGACCTAAATCCATAATAGTTGTTGGAAATTTTAAATTCTTAACATTCCCTTTATATGCCGAATAGTCTGGTGCATCCGCCCCAATAAATTTGGTGCCATCCCAAGGACTACTTCTATAATAGAAATTATTTGTTGGGTGTAGAATCACAGTATCCCTACAATATACACTATAAGGAGCGTTTGGTGGGGTTGAGGTAGGACTTGTAAAAAATCTATCGTTTTTGATATTGAATGCGTATAATGTTCCATTAATCCAATTGTTTGTGAAAATATGTGACCAAACATCTCTACAAGCACCAAAGGTAATTTGGATTCTTGACGACCACTCGGTAAGTATTTTAATATCTTTTCCTAACGACAAGAAAATTTTTGTTATTGTAATATAACAACCATTTTCCATAATTAATTCATGGTTTGATGTTCCGTTTTCATAACAATCATTTGGTTGTGAATAAAAACCAAAATCTCCTGTAGCACCAGTATAACAACCTAACGGTATCATAGCGTTACAATTAAATGTATCTAATACAGACCCCGTCATTGTTGATGAATCTATTGGGTCAGGCCCTGCCTCAGCAATTGATGGTGTGTTACTTTGAATTCCTTCTGTATTGGTTACCGTTCCATCATCACCAATTTGGTATGCGGAAAAATTAGCGTTTTGTTGTAATGCGTAACTATTACCCGCATTATCAAGGGTTAACGTTGATGTCGGAAGTCTATCTGACCTCATAATAATTTGTCTACCACTAGACCCTAGGTTAATGTAACGATACGTACCAGAATATCTTGGTGCGTAATAATACCCTACAATATCAGGGGTTGAGATGTAGTTACTTGTGAATAACACTTTTTGTAACATTACCGAACCACCGTCAACGATTTCATTTTGAAAATATCCTCTATTATCAGGCGGCGGAGGTATGTAACTATTAACCGAATAAGTAACACCACTATTGAGAGGTCCGCAACCTGCTATTAAAATTAATCCGTCCCACTCTATTGTGAAACCATTATAAGGACTGACAAATGGTTTAATCGAAGAAGCGTCATACCCATATGGGTCAGTTTGACAAGCATCAGATAATGGTGGTGCTGATAATGGGGTAAACGACGATAAAATAAGATTATCCAACGATGAATAATAACTTGGGAAATTTGACGTAAATGACGAAAATGATGCGGGTCCCGATAATGCTGGTTGAAAATGGAATGAGTCGTAATAAAGATATTCCGAAGTTGCCAAGTCAATTAAGGTAACATCACCTGTCATTGTATGTCTAACCGATTTTACCCCACCTTGAATAGGATGATTTAATTTGTATGAACCTGAAACCGTTTTTCCTGCATGTCCCATTGGGTATCCTAATAAAACACTTAAATCGTAACTATTCTGACATCTTGAGGAATATGGGTCAACCCCTCTAACCATTATTACTATAACTTGTTTATCGGCATCAATAAATATTGATAAAGGATTATAATATAATGGTGATGGTGATTGTGCACAGTTATCAGTAGACAAATATGTAAACGTCATATCATTATACAAATACCTTTTATTTAGACTTAAATCACTTGCGAGAGGATTACATGCTCCCGAAAAAGTATTATAGGTCATTGCGGTAATAACTTGAAAATATTCTGCATCCATAGGGAACTTAGCGTAAGTCGCGTCGTCAGGATTTTGAGTGATTGAATATACCGTAGTCTGAACCGGTAATCCTGTTGCCACACTAAAATTTGAATAGTTGATAGTTATAGTACTACCTGAATCATTAATAGAAGTTCCCGTAATACTTCTGGTACCGTATTGGTTGTAAGGTGTAAAACCCGTTAAATTTACATCCTGAGATAATGAAGGGTCTTGGAAAGAAATGAGTTGTCCCGCAGGAAAATTCGCCAATTGACTTGCTTGACATGAGATAACCACAACATTATCATAATGGTATTTTGTTATGGGGTTGTTTAATGACGTGTCAAAAGTAACTTTAATTCTATTATACCCACCACCAGGGTTTGCTCCACCAAAATCATCAAAGTATTTCGCTTTGTTATTAAATAAATTTATTCTTTCAGCTAAAGTAATACTTGATGTGAACATATATCTATCATCACCACTCTCTTGTCCATAAGTTTGTAAAGAGGGTACTAATGACTGTGATGTAGGGTTAACAGTATCAATCCCTTTACCTGACATCATCGAAGTAAATGCGTTAGGGTAAGTAGCAGTTGGGTCAAAATGAATAAGATTATAATTTGTTGCGTTATCATATTGAGATAAAACACCATTAATTCCTGAAGTAGCAACGATTTCTTCAGTATTAACTCCTTCAGCGGAATCATCTTGAACATCTCCATCAATAGTATCACCCTCCTTACACGCACATAACTCACAATCGGGATAAGATAAATTAGGTAAACGTAAATGAGTAAATATTTTCCATAAAGTTACCAGTTTTTTAATTAGATTCTTCATGTCTTCAAAGTCGGGACAAGGTTCTTTTTCAACCTTTTCTTTACTAAAAACATTAACAATATCTATAATAATGTTTATAATGGGACATAAAATGGCAATTATACCAAAAACAATAGCAACAACTACCGCCAAGATTGGCCCTAAAATAAACTTCAATAACCAAGCTAAAATATGTGAAATAATTAATAATAAAATGAGAATAGGTTTAAAAACAAACATCATAATAACAAATAAAAGATATATAATGTCAAATCTTAAAAATGAATCGTTTGTTGGAAATTTAACATTTTCACTTTCACAAGAATCATCCAAAATGTTTTTTATTGTTATCATTCTATTTGGAAGATATCCTTTTCTATATTGGTCTATCATCTGTGACACGGTATACACTTTGTTATACAACATCTCATAAAATGTGTCCTCACAATTAATTGCCGCCTGTACGTCAGCATAATCATTCCAATCTAAACTAAAGGCATATGACTTAATCGCAGTGGCATATCCAATACCTGTTTTTAATGGGTCAGTATCAGAAGTTGTCCACCCATATTCTCGAACATTAGGAACTAAAAAATAACCTCGTTTAATTGCTTCACTTAATGAAGGTGATTGATTCCACTTAACTTTAAATCGATACTTTCCTTTAGTCGGTATACCTTTATTAGGGTCATTCGATAAAACTCTTTCACCAAATTCATTTGTTATGATATAATCCAAATTCATCGGAACATCTATTAACCAAGTACCATTTTCATCAATAACTTGTCCTCCACTTTCTAATGAAACAGTTTCTAAAATAGGTTGTCCATTAATATCTTGAGCAATGGTTTGTCTTATCGCCAAAATTTCTCCAGGACCCGCAACTAAACTACAGAAGTTACCTTGTTTTAATTTTGGTTTACAACTTCTTTTTTGGAATTGAGTTTCAGCATTTGATATAATTGACCCCATAAAAATTGATGTGGGAGTTATGGTAATATTTGCCTCATCAGTTAAATCAAAGTCGGTTCTTGTCACACCTAAATTACACACCTCAGGTTGACCCCATAATGGTTCAACTTCTATAACACGGTTAATTGTGACAATCTGAGGTAACTCATTTAAATTAGCAGAACTTTTAAACTTTGTTCCCGCAACTTGAGCGGGAGTGGCAACACCCATCCGAATTAAATCTTGAGGCGATAATGAAAATTCTCCAATGTCTGATAAATCAACATCGACATGGATTGTTTGTGACCCAGTAGGAACACCAAAAATCATGTAATCACCACTATCGTTAGTTTTTGCAGTATATTTAAAGTACTTGTCATAAACTTCAATTAATGTCGGGTCAACTAATACATCATGTTTATCGAAAAAAGTTCCTGTGGGAGAGTGATTACTATATGACGGTAGATATGGTAATAAATTATATCTATATCCGTCTTCATTTAATTCAGATAAAGTTTTATAGGGATATAAGTCAGAAATGATTGGATTTGTGGTGTCTTCGTTAGTTAACGGAATAAAGACTGATACTTTGGCGTTAGGTATACCAAAACCATCATTTGCACTAACCCTACCAATAATTACTCCGTAATCAGAACACTGTCTTGTGTAAATTTGACTCTGTAATACTTTAAGTGATAAAATTTCAAGATATTCAAATTCTTGGTCAATTAAAACCTTAATTGACTTATCTACACCTATTTGAGTTCTTATTCTATATGAATTCGACATTATTAATCTTTTTTGATAAATAGTTTATATGCTACTTTCAAAAAGATAAATCATTTTTTAATAAAATAAATTATCAGGAGAAATTAACTGTTTTTAAATTCTTAACCCTTACATTGATGTCTTTACCCGGAAATCTGACTTGGTACGTCTGACTTGGTTCGGCAAAAATTGTTTCATCAATCAAATCAATTTCTCGTGTTTCAGAGTCTAAATATTTTTGGGATGTTTGAGATGATGAGTATTGTCCTCCGACTTTATTGAATACTTGTATACTTGAAACCGAGATTACCCCATTCTCACTTTGTATTTGTCTTCTAATTTCTGATATATAAACATTTTGACCCATCTGTCTATGTGAAGGGTCAAAATAAGTTGACACTATATTAACAATCTGTGAAATTACCGCCCCTTGATTTTGACTATTATCTAAAACAACGTCAAGGTTCATAGATAAATCAATAACACTCGCAGTCTCAACTGAGATATAATCATTAATCATTCTATAGTTAGATAAGTAATTCGCGACATTATTTTTTAAAGTATTCGATACGATTTCAGTTAATTTACCCGAATCATCGTAAGATAACATTTTAATTTTAATCTTATTATTTTCCTCAGTAATTGCCGCTTTAGCAGGTGCTCCGAATTGTGATGGCATTGTTCGAATTAAAGAATCGTAATCGTTTACAGTAACCGCTCTATTTTGTGCTGAAAAATTAAAACTAACTAAATTTCTAACTTCTTCCGTTGTTGGAGACGCAGCCCCACCAATTGCCGCAGTAACATTAATACAACTTAATGAGTTAACAACACTTGTATTTACAGAATCTGATGGACCATTAACAAAGAAAGAAACCGTACCAATTTGTGTGATAACATTAACACCTAAATTACTTCCTGTACCACCACCAATTCTATATTGTATAAACATAGTTGTATTAGCTTTAACCGTACTACCTAACGCTAAGTTATTAGAGTACTTGTAAAGATTTAAATTATATCCGTTTCTTGCGAATTCTCGTAATTGTTCATCAGCCGATTGTGTACCACCACCAAAAGTCATTTTCATAAATCCTTCAGGAGTATATTCAGTTATAAACTTATCACTTGTTGTAATATACCTACCAACTTTAATTCCAGGTTGGTCAGAAACTTTAGTAGGGTCCTCAATGAAAACTCTATCCTCAATTAATGCTTTAACCTCATACCATCTATTATCTAAACCTAAAAATTCTTGTGATGAAGGCATGTTAGCATATTGTGTGCCGTCTTTTAATAAAACACTTGTTACCCCTAAAACATTTTTTTCAGGTTCT